CCACAGAAGCTAAATATAATGATGGTAGAACCTTATTCTCGGGAACAACAATTAAAATTCCAGATGCACCAAAATCAAAAATAGTTTCTGATTCAGCAGGTACTACCCCAGCAAGTACAGCAGGTAATATTCCAACAGGAAGTCCATTTACTACCCCAGCACCAGAAGGTGGGCAATTTACTGGCCCAATACCAGTCGGTGCAACTAGAACAGAAACTGGTTATACAACAGCAGATGGCAAAACAGTAACGCCAACTGCACCATATACATATGATCCAGTATCTGGAACATTTAAGTCAAACTTTCCTGAAGATAAACCCGGTAAAAAAGAAGTATCTCGTGTTAAAAATCCTGATGGCACATTCACAGTTACCTATGATGATGGAACTACTGAGATTGTTGGTACTCCAACAGGTAAAACTGTTACAAGAACCGAGATTCTTGGATCTGGTGCCAATCGTGTAATTCGTACTTATTACAGCGATGGAACATATACAGATACTCCAGCACCGGATACTTCACAACAAGGAATGACCCCAGAAGATGTGCAGAAGGCTATCGATGCAGCCCTTGCAAAATCAATGGCTAGTTTCCAAGCACAACTTACTGCCCAACAGAAAGCTGCTGAACAAGCAAAACTTGAGCAGTTAGCTAAAGAACGCAAGTCTGCATATGACATTATCACAGAACGATTCACTCAGATGGGTGTTCCAGAGTTCGGTAAAGTAATCTCTGATATTTTTAAGGGAGAAGGCGTAGACCGAAGTGGTAAGAAGTTTGATGAGATACCTACAACCACAGAAGGTTTCTATCTACAACTGATCCAAACAGCACCTTACTATGAAAGATTCGGTAAGGTTAATGAAGCTCGTATTAAGGCTGGATATCGTTCATTAGATGAAAAGACTATTGTTGGTATGGAAGATGAATACCAAAAGGTTCTTACTTCCTATAATGCACCAAAAGGTTTCTATGATCAAACAAGCGATTTCCAAACATTCCTACAAAACAACTATACAAATGTTGATGTAGCAAATGTATTCCAAGCATATAGAGATTTCGTGCAATCAACTAATCCAGCAATCCGTGATCAACTTAAGAGTCTTTATGGGATTACTGATGATATGACTACTGCCTACATGATTGATCCAGCAAGAGGTCAATCAATTCTTGAGGGTATTGCAGGTAAGAACCTTAATACAGCAGCAGCCCTTCTTGAGGGCTTAACCAAAGAGCAAGCAGATATTGCACAGCAATACGGTGCAGGATCACTTGCCTATGGAACTCAGAGACAGAAGTTCTCACAGGTTGCTAAAAACATTCAGCAGTATGGAGATCTTGCTTCAATCTATGGCGAAAACTTTGGAGCCAAAGAAGCTATCGCTGCCGAGTTCGGTGGAGATGTCGGAGCCACAGAAACCATGGGCAGACTAAGAGCTACAAACCTTGCACAATTCTCTGGAACAACCGGAGTTGGGCAGAGAGCATTAAGAACAAGAACCGTTTAATCGGTCGGGTGACTGGCAGTCATTCAGGTTCAAGACCTGAACACCCACTCCATCTCTAGATATACCGGAGCTTGAGATGAGTATTAACCCGGCAGTTGGAGCCAAGTAGATTCCCCGATCTATTTGAGGCCAGCGACAAACATAGAAAAAGGGAGTAGGACAAATGTCCAATTACGAAGATGATGAGGAAGATTTCGAATTAGATTCGAATGATGCATTTTCTCAACTACGCAAAGCTAATAAGCAAAAAGAAAAGCAACTGAAAGAAATTCAGGTAGAGCTTTCCGAACTGCGTAAAGAAAAACGAGATAGAACCATCAAAGAAACCCTCACCTCTCGTGGTGTGAATCCGAAAATAGCGGCATTCATTCCACAGGACATCGACCTCACGGAGGAATCGTTGTCGACTTGGCTTTCTGAATACGGAGATGTTTTCGGAATCGAAAGTCAATCAACCAACCAAGCAAGCTCTAACTTGCCAGAAGGTTTCAAAGAAAATTACATGAAGGCTCAATCAACTATGGATGCCGGCATGACAGCCGACAGAGAAAAGTTGATTCAATCTCAAATGGATGAAGCTGCTGCCAAAGGCCCAGAAGCCTTAAAGCAGCTCTTTGCAGATCTTGGTAAGCAGGGCTATTAACCAAGAAATAAGGAGGTAGTGCCTAATGGCAACTACACAAATCTCTGGTCTTGGCAACCTCGTAGTCAATGCATATGACACATATGTTCGTGCTGCACTCCGCTCACTTCCTGTTATGCGTTCTGTTGCAGACCTACGACCAGTTTCAATGACCAACCCGGGTACATCTCTCAAGTTTGCAGTTTATGCTAACTTGACTGCTGCTACCACAGCTCTAACCGAAACATCCGATATTACACCGGTTGCTTTGGCAAACCCATCTCAAGTAAGCGTAACTGTTACCGAATACGGTAATGCAGTTGAGCAAACTGAGAAGGTAAACTTCGCTGCATTCTCCGACATTGATACAATGATTGGTGATGCTATTGCATTCAACGCTGCCGATACTCTCGACAAGCTTGTTGCAACCGTTCTCGTTGGTGGAACTGCTGTTAAGTACGGTGGAACTCGTACCTCAACAGCAACCCTTACAGCATCTGATGTTCTTTCAACAACAATGCTTCGTAAGGCTCAGACCACACTTCTAGAGGCTTCAGCACAACCTCGTGTTGGAGATCTCTACACTCTGTTTATTCACCCACGCCAAGCTTTCGACCTTCGTGCCGAAACTGGATCAGGTGGATTCGTTGACATTCACAAGTACACAACTGAGAATGTTGGCAACCTATTGACTGGCACCATCGGTGTTCTTGAAGGATTCCAAGTTGTTCAGACAACTCGTGTACCTTCAGGTGCAGACGGTGCATCATCTGCAACTGTCTACAAGGCTGTTGCAGTTGGTAAGGAAGCTCTTCTTGAGGCTAATGTCTATGATGTACAAACCGTCATTGCACCTCAGATCGACATCCTTCGCCGTAAGTCAGCACTCGGCTGGAAGTACTTTGGCGGATGGGGCATCTTCCGTGATGATGCCGTTGTTCGTTTGGAAACCGGTGCATCAGCTCTTTAATCTGAGCTAATTAGTTGAGGGGGTGGGGTAACTCACCCCCTCTCTACAAAGGAGAAATATGGCTACTTATACTTTTTATCCACCGCAGGTAATGGAGGGTTATCCATTGCGAGACAAATGGTGGAGAAGAGTCGTATCTCCAAGGGGTGTGGCAGTCCTAATAGATGGGGCTACAGTCACTACATCTCGAGCAGTAACAGAGGATGAGTTAAATGAATATCAGTATGTCTTTCTTGGCGGAAGAGAGCATGTCGTAACCGAAGCGGTTAAAGATGTTTTAGTGGGTCTAGGGTTTATAATTAAGACTCAAGGTGAAGCTGATGCCGCATCTGATGAAGCACATAATGGATTTTTAGTATTGAGGTCATAATGGCATGTAGGACAGGTTGCCCCACTCAGGATCATGCTAACTGGGGAGAATGCCTTAGAGATTCAGGATTACAAGTTAATACAGGAGATGCTAATAGCAGAAGGGTAATGTCTCAGAAGTCTTGGGATGCAGAACTCAATGCTTACAAGTCAGCGATAGACCAAGGCATTGAACCAGCAACAACTAATATGAAAGATATCCGAGGGGCTGTTGAGCTATCGAATATGGCTGGTAAAGCCTTCGATGCCAACACCAATAGTTTTAAGGACTGATAATGACTACCATCGTTGGAATCCAAGGTAAAGGCTGGGGCCTTATAGCAGCAGATTCCTTGATGGTTTCAGGTAGTCAAAAGTTTATAGCCAATGGCATGGATAAAGTCATTGAAAAGGGCGAGTATGTCTTTGCCTTTGCTGGTGATGCTATCGCCGGGGATATTGCCAACTTCTGTTGGATCCCACCAAAACTACCAAAGGTAGTTAATTTAGATAAGTTTATGATGACAGATTTAATGCCATCACTTAGACAAGCTTTTACCGACTATGGATACGATCCTTCTCCAAAGAAGGAAGATGGTATGCCTAACGAGGATGCAGGGTTTGATGCCTTAATATGTATCCGTGGAAAGATATATCAGATAGATAATGATTTCTCTTGGTGCAGAGATGATCGTGGAGTATATGCAGTTGGATCCGGTGGATCCTATGCACTTGGCTCTTTATCAAGAGCTAACATTTCCCCAACAAGCACCAAAGTTGCAGTAAATGAAGCAAAGAAAGCAATAGAGATTTCTGCCTCGTTTGATATAAACACAGGTGGGAAAACCAAAATAATCACACAAAGGGGTAAGGATATGCCAAAGGTGGGAAAGAAAGAATACGCATATACCGCTAAAGGTATGGCAATGGCTAAGGCAGATGCTAAGAAGTCTGGTAAGAAAATGGTAATGAAGAAAGCAAAGAAGCGTGGCGGAAAAAAGAAGTAAGGCAGATCCTCGACTTAAGAGAGCAGGGGTATCCGGGTTTAATAAACCTAAAAGAACCCCTTCTCACCCTACCAAGTCTCATGTTGTCGTAGCCAAAGAAGGATCACAGGTTAAGACAATTAGGTTTGGTCAACAGGGTGTCACAGGCGATCGTCAACCAACTAAACGACAGAAGTCATTTAAGGCTCGTCATGCAAAAAATATTTCTAAAGGAAAGATGTCAGCCGCATACTGGGCAGATAAGGTGAAATGGTGAAAAAGAAAAAAGCATTCTGGGATACAAAAAACCCAAAGAAAAAATCTACGAAACTAACACCTGCACAGAAAACTCAGGCAAAAGCTAGAGCAAAAGCTGCTGGTCGCAAGTATCCAAACCTTGTAGATAACGCAGCAGTATTAAGGAAGAAGGGCAAGTAATGGCACTAGGCACTAATGGCAGTACCTTTACAGCAGAACTTAATCGTCTTGCTAATGGTGGTACTTATCCTGCTATACAGGATTATGTTGATGATGCAAAAGCAGCAAACACTTTTGCCGGCACAACCGGCCTTGATGTTGTTGGTGCCTTGAATGTCAAAGCTGGTAACACAAGACCTAACTATAAGGATCTTCGTGGTGTATGTAATCAATTAGGTGGCACAACCGATAAGGCTCCTGCTGCTGCCCTAAGAGCAAGGTCTACTTAATGTCAACTACCTTTGGTCAGCTTATAGATAAAGTAATGTCTAATATTCAAAGTGGTTCTGCTCAATTAGAGACAGCTACTTGGATAAATCAATCAGGTGGAATTACTGCTAATGCCACCTCATTTATAGTTAATGAAACTAATCAAATGGGTCGTGGTCTTATTGAAATTGGTGATGAACTTATCTATCTTGATAAGGTTGATAACCTTACTAAGACAGTAACAGTTACTCCATGGGGCAGAGGATTTCGTGGCACTACAGCAGCAACTGCTGCTAATAATGCAAAAGTAATTGTTGCACCTATTTATCCTAGAAGTCTTGTTAAGCAAACAATTAATGACACAATTCAAGCTTCTTACCCAGAACTATTTGCAGTAGGAACACACACTTTCTCCTTTAACTCTGCTGTAACTACTTACTCTCTTCCTGCTGCTATGGAATATGTTCTTGATGTAAAGTGGCAGACCATTGGATCAACTAAAGAATGGTTAAATGTAAGAAGATACAACACAGATAAAGTAGCCAACACAACATCATTTCCTAATGGTAAAACTATTAACATATTTGATTCTATTGATCCGGGTAGAACTGTCCAAGTTATTTTTTCCAAAGCACCCACCACATTGACATCAGATAGTGATGTGTATGAAACCGTTACTGGTTTCCCATCAAGTTCTGTTGATGCAATTATGTATGGAACCATAGCTCGTCTGCTTATGAATAGCGATGCAGCAAAGATTCCATTCCAAAGCGTAGAAGCGGATATGCTCGACCAGTCGAAGCCGGTCGGCTCAGGTGCTTCTACAGCTCGTTTCTATCTTGGTCTGTATACGCAGCGACTCCAACAAGAAGCTGCATCACTCCGAGATCTATACCCTCCCCGACTCCACTATAAGAGGTAACGAATGGCACAAACACGATACTACGCCTCTACGGCAAAGCAAGCCTCTCTATCATCTTCAATCGATGGTGTTGTTACATCGATTACTTTAGACTTAACGACAGGCTTCCCAACTAACTATCCTTACTCGTTAGTTATTGATCCAGATACTAACAAGGAAGAGATCATCACCGTTGGTTCCTCTGGTGGTGGAACAACTCTTAATGTTACTCGTGGAGAAGATGGAACTACCAATGTTGCCCACTCTGCTGGTGCAACTGTTCGTCACATTATTTCTGGTCGTGACTTCAATGAGTTCTCTGCACATATTGGTTCTTCTGGAACCCCGACTACATCTGGTATTCATGGCATTACTGGAAATGTTGTAGGCACTACAGATTCACAGACACTTTCAGCAAAGATTTTATCTGGTGCAGTAATTGCATCTGGTGGAATTGATTTTGAGGGTACAACTACCGATGCTTTTAATACAACATTAACTGTTACTGATCCAACAGCAAACAGAACAATTACTCTTCCTAACGCCACAGGTACTGTAACCCTTGATGGCGTTGCATCTACCCTGACATCTAAGAATCTATCTAGTGCAACTCTTACTACTGATCTTGCTGCTGGTGGATTTAAGGTGACTGGTCTTGCTACACCTTCTGCCAATACAGATGCAGCAACTAAGGCTTATGTAGATACTCAGGTATCTAACTTAGTCGATGCAGCTCCGGGTGCTTTAGATACCCTTAATGAACTTGCTGCTGCCATCAATGATGATGCAAGCTTCTCAACCACAGTAACCAACTCGATTGCTACCAAGGTTGCCAAGGCTGGCGACAGCATGACTGGTGCCTTGTCAATGGGTAACAACAAGATCACCGATCTTGGCAGCCCATCAGCATCTACCGATGCTGTGCCTAAGTCTTATATCGATACAGTATTTGGATCGACTTCTTCGGCAGAAACCTCGGCTACATCAGCCGCCAACTCGGCGATTGCAGCAGCGAGTTCTGCAACTGCTGCATCTACAAGTGCAACTTCAGCAGCTAATAGTTTAACCTCGATTACTGGTCTAACAGGTGCTGGCATTGTCCGTGATATGGGATCAATTACCGTTGCAGATACAACAACAACGACTTATATCAACATCTCAACCATTGCAGCCAATGCTGCTACTTCTGCTGCTAATGCAGCAACCTCTGCAAGTTCTGCTGCAACAAGTGCAACATCGGCTGCTACTTCAGCTTCTAGTGCATCTACTTCTGCATCCTCTGCCCTGACCTCTGCTAACTCAGCAGCTACTTCTGCTACATCTGCCGCCAACTCGGCAACAGCTTTAGGATCTGCCCTTCTGGCTACATCGTTCAATGCCAAGGGTGATATATTTGTAGCAAGTGCAAACGATACTGCTGCCGTACTTTCAGTAGGTTCAGACGGATATCTACTAACAGCTTCTTCTACAGCCACCAATGGAATTACTTGGGCAGCAGCCCCTGTAAGCCTTCCAAGCCAAACTGGCAATGGTGGTAAATACTTAACCACCGATGGATCGACAGCATCTTGGGCAACCATTGTTACTGATCCATTGACAGATATATTTATGATGATGGGAGCATAAGATGTCGTCATTTGCAATACAACTGCGTAGGGGTACAACAGCCCAACACGCATCATTTACAGGCTTAGTCGGTGAAGTAACAGTTGATACCGACAAAGACACTATCGTAGTTCACGATGGTGTAACGGCTGGAGGGTATCCTTTAGCCAAAGCATCAGAAGTCACCGCAGGTGGCTTAGATCCGTTTCTACTCATGGGAGCATAAAACATGGCATACAAAGTACTGGGTCGTAAGGCTGCCGCTGCAACAACTGCGGAAGAACTTTACGCAACACCTTCATCTTCAGCAGCAGTAGTATCAACTATTGTTGTTGCTAATCGTGCAGCATCAGCAAAGACATACCGTATTGCAGTTAAGCCAGCTACAGGAACTACATTGGCTAACGAACACTATCTTGCATACGATGTTACTATCGCTGCAAACGACTCAACAGCATTAACTCTTGGAATTACACTTGCTGCTGGCAATGTAATTGTTACATACGCTTCGACTGCTGATCTTACATTCACAGCATTTGGTTCTGAATTAGCCGCTTAATTTAACCGTTAGGATTACCACTATGGCAATATCACGCTTTTCTAATTCACGCTTTAGCGAGGGGTTTCCTAAGTATGCACAACTGCAACCACCAGTTGTAACTGTTAACTACCTAGTTGTAGCAGGCGGTGGTGGTGGTGGGAACGGTGGTGCTGGCGGTGG